CCACAGAAACTGGGTCAAACGGGTTAAACTCACTTTGACCGGTATATGTCTGAAATACGCCAGCCTCATCACCGAATAAACTCGCCGCCAAACCGGCTAGACCAAGTGGGTTGGCGCGGTGTGTATAACCAACAACCTGACCTGTCTTAGGGTTCGTCACAAAGCCAAAAGCACCCTTCTTCGTGTCACCCTGCTTCGCAGCTTCAGATGCCGCGAGTATCTTTTTCGACAGGGCCGTGTTGCGCCCTTTTAGTTCCGTTATCTGGTCCGCTGTCAGGCCAGAGAAGGGACGGGCTGCTCGTAGCGGATTTGACTGGTCCCCCTGATACAGTCGATTGCTGAACTGTTCATTGTTGTCATCATCTAAAAAGTAACGACCAGCCTTGTCTGCCGTTTTTTCGTTCTTTCCACGAACGGGGTTTTCGTATGTGTAAGAGGAGAACGGGTCGTACTCGTCCTCATATTGTATTTGTTCTGGAGAAGGCTTCTCGATTACATCACCAAATGCATCGTAGGTTACACCTCCGCTGGACATTCTCGTTTGTCTCACACACATTACGCTAATAATCCCTTGTTCCTTAACGCCTCTATGACCGTGGCCAGCACGTTGGCGACATCAGCAGTCGACGCTGTACCTGCGTTCAGCGTCTTGTCCTGCGTGAAGTTCGACACGGCAAAGCTGACATCCGGGTCACCCGTGTTTGCCGCCTGATTAATTTTCTCAATCTCGTTCTCAAGTTCGTCAATCAGGACATCACCCCAATATCGAAGGTCTTCGGTTGGCCGGGGAAGCGTAGCCATCAGCGTTCACCATCGGGTTGCATATCAACGCGCGTGTTACCCAGCCGCCAGTTGTCGCCAACCCCGTCGCTTTCAACGCGGATGGCAAGTTGTCTTCCTCGAACGCGCGGATTTATTTTGCTTGTTGACGAGTCAATGTTGAATGGACCCTTCGAAGTAAAGCTACTCAGCGCATCCTTCCTTGATTTAAAGGTGATGTGCGCTGTCCCTGAGACAGTCAGGTCAGGCAGCGCGCGGTCGATAAACATCACCTGTTCGCCGTCGCCAATGTCCATGTCAGCACTTTCAATGTATGCCACCAGCGGCTGGCCGTCTGCGTCTGTCCCGATTTCGTGCGAGTACAAGTAGTTGTCAGCCCCGGCACCGATGTTATTTGCGAAGGTCGATGCGTCGGACCAAGCCGTCCTGTCCATCGTTCCGACATCCCATATGTTCTCGCGATAATTATACTTACAATAGCGATTGTTCTCCTGTGAGCCTGACGATGGATAAAACCAGAAGACCTCCGAGTGTTCCTTGTCGAGGCCAGCCACGACCTTTTCAATCTGAACACTGTTGATGTCTTCAAAGACAAAGTTATTTACAGGCCCAATCAGTGGTCTGACCGAACCGTCAAACGCAAAGAACTGGTTTATGCCCATCCAATAAACAATACCGCCAACTTCTATGGCAGACAGAGGGCCAGACAGTCCGCAACCTGTAGCTAACTCTCTGAATCCAAAGGTGTAGGGCGGGCCTCTGAACGTCATCGAATGAAGGTTTGTGTCAGTCCAGATGAGTATCTGGCCGCGTGTTCGCCTAGCGCCGACGATGCGTGAGCCACCCGTCAATCTCTGAGAACCGGCGGTGTTTGTTGCAGCAGCCGTCCACGTTCCCGTGGTCTCCTGACTGGCGAACTTGATGGTCATCGGGTCATCTGCGCCCAAGGCGACAAGGTGTCTGTCAGGCGTAGACGCAATTACGCCTCGCGTCACGTTTGGTGTCTCGCTGTCGCCGGTCAAGGCGTCGTTGATTAGGAACGCCCTGTTTGCCACCCCGTTTGATGCGTCCCACTGGATGAGTGGCTTGCCGTTTACACTGGCCACCAAATCCTCACCAAATGTGTCAAACGACCACGTCCTAGCGTCAACCTCAATGCCAGCGGCACTGAAAGGCACGTTCCAGCCTTGAGAGTTGTCACGCGCAGTGTTCCACGTTCCAACACCCCAGCCGTAGTCGAAGACAGAGTTTGTCTGTCCGGGGTTCAGGAGATATGTATACGCCACCGTGCCGCCTACGCTTGAGGCGGTTGAGGATGCGTTTTGTGCTGCGGTAAATGTGTATGTGTTTGTGTTTACAACCGTGACGGTAAACTCTGTGTTGGCAGACCAACTTACACCATTGAAGTTAGCCGCCCCTAAGATTATACGATTGCCGTCCAGCATACCATGTGCGCTGTCCGTGACCGTAACGGTTGATGACCCGCTTGTGACGGCAAAAGCGTTTGACAGGTTGCCAGTGTCTTCGGCTGGCGTGACATCATACAGAACGCCGCCCTTATAGATATAAAGGTGCGTGTGTGTCCCAACCGCTAGTAGCGCGTTCTCATTGTTATCTCGCCACTGAATAAGGCCACGACAGCTACCGCCAAACTGCGTCTGGGTTAGCTTCTGCCAGCCCTTCAGCTTTTCTGGCTTACCGTTCCAGAAACGTATCTTGTCAGAATCAACCCAGCGGCCTTCTGAAGAATAACTAGTGTCATCCTTCACAATTCCCGGTGCGAATTTTAACGTGGCTAACGGCATCAGTTTATCGTCGGTCCAGATATACTGAACGTCCCCGTTGATGTTTGTGCCGAAACGGACTGAAGGATACTACTTCTCTGGGAGTTGCCTGTCGTTAGGTTTGTCAAAAATGAGCCATACATGATGTACCGGTCATTGGCTAAATCCATAGTGGTGCTTTTGTTGTTGGATGCGAACCAGTAGTACATGACACCACTGCGAACCTCTCTGCCTACAGCGATGTTTCGCGTGTCACGATTAAAGGCAGTGACGTTGGCTGAGTTTGTGAGGTCACCTGTGTTTGTGTAGTCGTAGTTACCGTCGCTATCCAAAGGGAACATGTTTGTTATGTCCCGACTTCCCGAACCAAGATTGTGATAGTCATTTTCATTATAGGTCCATTGCAAGTCGAAGGTGTTTCCAGAACGAGTTAGCTTTGAGTTGAACCCCCCGCCATAATCGGAGTGATATATGTCTGGCCCAGAAGCGCCGCCAAAGCCGCCGATGTAATTTATCTGCACAGACCCATTACCTTGAAGTGCTGAAACAAAGGCGTCTGCCGAGTTTCGCGTGATGGTCCCGCCACCTGTAACGCTGACGCTAGTGGAGGAGTCATTCTTCAAACAGAAGCCTGTTGTGCTGGTAATAGTCCCGGTGAGTGTTAGCGCCAGACTTCCAGACAACCCGCTGGGAAAGGTTAACGCGGCACCGTTGAACGAGGTGTTAGTAATCGTGGATGAGATGGTTAGCTTTTTAGGGTAGTCAGCAGAGTAATCTGTGCCGAAGTAATCTTGGGCGTTTTTATTCGTGCGGTTAGTTCCCTCTGTGTATTGGAACCCCTTTTCTTGCGAATAAAAATTGCTGAAGGAGATAGCACCACTGGTTGGTACGCTGGCAGAAAGGTTTGTTGACGGGTTGTCGCCAGCATTTGCGCGGACGTTTGCGCCGCCTCTATACATATTACCCATTGAGATGGCACTGCTGCCGCCTTGGTATTCAGCCCTGATGTCCGATAAGCTGATTGCGCCAGATGCTTGTAATGTCATCAGACAGAACCGTAGGCCGTGACGTTGCCTGTGACCGTCAAGTTCCCTGACGAGTCAATTTTCATTTTATTGGTGCCGTTATAGACAAAAACCAAATCCGTTCCGACTTGGTCAACTGTCCAGCCATTTGAGGCAAAGCTGAGACTGCCGACATTTACAACGCTGGTTGACGTTATAGCGTTGTTGCCTGTGTCCAAGGCACCTGAGAGTGTCGTCGCCGCTGCTGACAAGGTTCCGCTAACAGCAGCGTTACTGCTTACGTTAAGAACTCCAGTGATGTTTACACCGCCACTGACAGCCTCACCTTTGGTGACGCCATTGTGTCGGAGCTGGCTAGCTGACCCCTCTGACAAGGCATAGACAGTGTTTGAACCGTCACTGTGTATAATGCCTGATGAGTTGGCGAAGACTGTCGCTGTAGTTGAGTTGTTACCAACCTGAAAAGTGATGTTCTGCGAGTAGTTGTTTACTACGTTGATAACCCTTGAAACCGAAGAGGGCAGCGTGACAGTAACCGCGCCGGATGGTGACCCGCTGTAGACAAAGGTGGCCCGTCGCGTGGACTGATTGGAGGTGCCATCTGAGGGCGCGCTGATTGACTGGCTGGTTGCGCTTGAGGAAATTGTGTAAACACCTGTTATTGCCTCATCGACAATGTCGAAATTGGTGTTGGTGATATCGCCCCAAGAGTTCGCGTTCTCGCCCGTAGCCTGTTTTTCAAGACCTATATTTGTGTAAGTGCTAGGCATAATCCCCTCATAAAAAAAGCCCCACATCGGTGAGGCTTACTAAGGCTAATCGTAATATAACATAAGGTTAGTTGGCAGTGCCTTATCTAGTAAGGTCAGTCCATGTTTCGGAACTTGCCGAGACGTTAAGGTCTGTCCATGTTTCGTTTGTGGCTAGGTCATCAAGGTCAACCCACAGCAGTTCACCCGCCGTGGTCTGTATGAACAACAAGTCAATATCAGCAGACAATGATGCAATTAAAGTTCCGACAGGCGTCGAGGTGAACTCTGAAGAAATGTCGCTTGATGCTGAAAAGGTGATATTTGGTGATGGTGTGACATCGAACAGTGAGGATATGTTTTGCACACCGGAAGCTGTCAAGTTAGCAACAGTCGTGTGTGTAAACACCGAAGCCATGTCAGCTTCAATGCTTCTTATAACAATAGCATCAGCCTGTTGGTCAAACTTCGACAGAATCGAAGATGAAACAGTCCTGATACAATTTCCCGCCGTAGACTGTGTAAACAGGCTTATTATTTCGGACGTACCCTCACGCAGTCTGTTACCAGCAGTGGTTTGCGAGAATGAGAAGGCTAGGTTTGGAGTTGATTCAAAAACCTCACTGCCACTTGTTGTCTGTATGAACGGTGAAGAGAACGAAACCTCACCTGAAAGCTGTCCAGAAGCAGCACTGGCCTTGGAGAAAACGCCAGAGAAATCAGCAGAACCGGGGAGAACTATGCCCTGTGCGGCTATCGCACTTTCAGATAATGCCAGTTCACCGAACATCAGCTTGCTGTGTATCCCTGACCAGCAGTGATGGCAGCATTGACCGCTGTCATATCCTCGCTGCCCCAGTCGTCTTTTGCCACCATCAGTTCAAGGTGTTCGACGTTGCGGTCAACACAAGACTGACGTTCAGCAGCAGATTCATCTGCCATTTGTGTGCCAGCAATGATGGCGTTGATAAGGTCAACCGAATGACCCATCGCTGTGTAGTCTTGTGCGAGTTCTTCTGTAGTTCGTGCCATTAGGTTTTTCCTTTATTCGGCTTCAAGTGCTGCGACTTTCGTCTCCAGCGTTTCAATGCGGGTCATTGCTTCTTGCAAGGCTTTGACGGCTTTCATGTAGAGAATGCTGTATTTCACTTGCTTAGTTGTCGTTCCTGTATTAACCGGCTCCCCTTCTGAATCGAGGGTTTGGTCATTAACAGTTTCAATTAGGTTAGGAGAAATTAATTCAGCTTCTTGTGCAATCAAACCCAGACAGGTTTTAGCGTTATCTCCGTTTTCTGCGACATCGTTTTTGAACTTAAACTTGCGAACCTGCAAAGATTTGATGTCTTCCCATTGTGATGAAGCATCAACAATATCTTGCTTTAGTTTAATGTCAGAAATTGCTCCGTAACTGTTATTTGTATTTGTGACATTTCCATTTACGTTAACAGCAAAATTTAGAGTTGTTTCTTTGTATACTTGAAAAGTAGGGCCGGAAGACCCGCTTTTACCTTGAATAATATGATAGCCTTCATAAGTTCCTCGCCAAATATTATGCCCTCTTGTGGACGAAGAACTTGTATTTATATCTCCAATTCTCCACCCGCCATTAGCACCATTATAGTACATTCGAGCATTACCTTCGCCATCCGACAGCACGATGTATGTGCTGCCTGTACGCATATCTAAGCCGTCTTGATTGCCGCTGTAGCGACCGATTATAGTATTCTTTGTGCCGGAAGTGACTGCGTTACCAGCCCCTTGACCAAGAAATGTATTCTGTGCGCCAGTTGTGCTTACACCCGCATTATCACCAACCATAGTATTTAAGTTAGAAGTTTGTGAAGCGTACCCAGCCTTTTGTCCTATGAATACACCGCCATAGGCAGTGGTGTTACTATACCCAGCCTGATACCCCACTGCCGTGTTGCGGATTGCGGAGGTGTTGGCTTGTAGTGCTGAATGTCCAACAGCGGTGTTGTTAGACCCTGAGGTATTCGCACTTAAAGCACCTCCTGTTGAACCATAAAGTCCACCGCCAACTGCCACGTTTAGTGTTCCTGATGTGTTTGTAACCATCACATTGTGACCAATAGCGGTGTTGTCACTAGCGGTAGATGCGTACAGAGCCTGTCTGCCTACAGCTACAACGCCATTGCCTGTAGAATTGGTGTAAAGGGATTCAGCACCAAGTGCGGTGTTTTGTTGACCAGTGGTGTTTGTATAAAGAGACTGATACCCAACGGCTGTGTTGTTGGCTGCGGTGGTGTTGGCCCGGAGTGCTTGTGAACCCAAGGCTGTATTGTTCGACCCAGTGGTTGTGAACGCACCTGCGTTGTAGCCAAACGAAGAATTTTCAGACCCTGTTGTGGTGTAGTAA